CGCAATCTATCACCATGGTGTTGACGTACTACTTCAAGCCGGCTGCATTGACCAACGCAGCGCCTACCAATGAACTGTTGAATGGTGCGCCAGACATCTACCTTTACGGCGCGCTGGCTATTGGTGAGATTTTTTTTAACGTGCCCATGGCCGACAGGCAGTATGCGAGCCTGTATGACAACGCGGTGAACAGCGCAAATGACGCTGACAAAATCGCTGAGTATTCCGGCTCGACGATGACTATGGGGAATCCGTATGGCTGAAGATTACGCTGGAACGCTGAATCTTGGTGATCCTACTAATGCCACGTTGGCGCAGGATATCGACAACAAGATTGTGGTGGTAAAGACTGCGGTCAAGCAGTCATTTCCAAACGTCACTGGAGCCGTAACCAAGACGCACACAGAGCTGAATGCATTGCCGGACCCCGGAGATGCCGAGACGATCTCTGGTAACTGGGAGTTTTCAGGCACGCCGACGTTCGGCGGGCGAAATTTCAAGGGGATGCTGTCAGCGGCCGTGGACAACTCCGGGGCAATCACGTCCCAGTCCGATCCAGGTACGTTGTCCGTGACCAAGACTGCCACGGGCACTTACACGGTAACGCATAACCTTGGTACGACGAACTACACGGCAATTGCAATTGTAACTGCAACTGATGCGACCTACTGCCGCTCAACATACATCGCGGCAAAAGCCACGAATTCATTTCAGGTGAACACATACTTTGTTGACACGACATCAGTCACGCATGGTAACTACGCATTCGAAGTGATTGTTATCCCGCACTGACATGCTGATACCGCTGCGACAATTCGGTGATGTTGGCATGGTGCAGGACGCGCCAGCGCATGAATTGCCCCCGAATGCAATTACCGGCGGCAAGAATGTCTTGTTCCGCGATGGTGCCGCCAGAAAAATGAATGGCAACAAGATCATTGCTTACGATATTTCAAGTGAAAATTCGCAATGGTTCGAGACCTGGCAGTACCAGGTGGGCACCTACAAGCAGGTTATTGGGCTTGCCAACGGTACGATGCTTGTATGGGATGGTTCGGCTATTTCGGTCCCGTCGATTCAGGACCAGGGTGGAACCGCAGCGGTATTAAGCGCAACTGCCGCATGGCAGTCCACGGTATTTGGACGGTTCGCGGTCATGAACAACAGGGTAGAAATGCCGCTGTATTCATGGAATTCCGGCACGTCATCTCCAGACGGGTCCGTGTTCCGCATGATTCCGGCGTGGGGTGCGGCTAATTCACCTGGCGGAGCAGTCAAGTCCATCAGGGCGCACCGCAACTTTCTTGTTGCGGTAGGGGTGGCCAATGCGCCGTACAACGTGTACTGGTCCGATGCCGCGGCGACTGACTCTTTTCCTGCGAGCTGGGACTACGCGGACACGACAAAGCTGGCCGGATACGTGCAGGTGGCGGCATCGGATGGCCCGCTGATCGATTGCCGCGAGATGGGCGACGCAATGATTGTGTATACGCAGAATGCAGCGTATGCACTGCAGTATGTCGGCGGCTCTGATGTGTTCGGCATTCGTCGCTTGTTCTCGCATGGATTGATTAATCGGGAATGCGCAGTTTCGTTCCAGAACCAGCATTTCTGCGTTGGCGATAACAGATTGTATGTGCATGACGGCCTGAACATCAGCAGGCCAGCTGAGCGGAAGATTGAACGCGCATTCTTTCATGAAGTTTCAGACTGGTCGAAATGTCTGGCCGCATCCATCGAGGGGCAAAATGAAATTTGGGTCTATTACACCACCGCAGGTGGTTCTTCTCCAAACCGCGCGCTGATATGGAACTGGCACAACAACACATGGGCGTTCATTGATCTGCCGGGTTACACGTGCATTGCACCGTCTGTTGTCGTTAGCTCTCCGATAACAATTGGGTCACTTAGCGGACAGATTGGCAATCTGGAAGGAACAATTGGCGAGTTCGGCCGCACGGGCGCTAATCAGGTAATTCTAGCTACTCCTGGCGAAGGAAATGCAACCGTTACATTCGGTCTCTATCAGTTATCGACTGGCATAAGGATTGGCAGCGACCATTACGATGCATACATCGAGCGGACAGGCGTTGACCTCGATGAATTTCGAAAAGAGGCGACAACATCGATGCGTGTTCGCGCTGTCGTGCCGCAGATCACCGGAAGCGGATCTGTTGATATCCAGATTGGCACGCAACGAAATGCAAATGATTCAGTGCTGTGGGATACCGTCAAGACGTTTTCTCTCGATGATGGGTCAAGGTACAAGGTCGATGTCCGTAAAACCGGGCGTTATCTGGCCTGGAGAATTGGCTCATGGAGTGGGTCACCAACAAATTCTACGTGGGCATTCAGCGGAATGGACATTGACGTGCAGGAGGCTGGGCGGTGAGCCGCAAAACGCGATACATCCCATTGCAGGCGAAGCCTGCCGATACTACATCCATGGTTCGTTGGGTTGGGTCGGAACTTGAGAGGATCAGCGGCGCATTTCGCAGCATTGGCGGCTCCATCACGCTTGATGAGCCGGCGCAGAGTGCGGGTAATGGCGAAGTGGCGATTGGCGCTACGACAGCGACAACGGTAGGTGCAGCAGGAGCTGCTGCGGCCTTGCCCGCGGCGCCGAGCGGGTATTTGGTCATCAATGTAGCTGGCACGGTCTACAAGGTGCCGTACTACGCGAGTTGAGGTAAGCAAGATGGGTCTTGGAGTAAGTTTTGGGCTTAGCGGCAGCAAAAGCAAAAGCAGCTCATCCCCATGGGGGCCTCAAATACCGTTCCTGACCGACGTATGGAACAACGCTCAGGCGGTATATCGGCAGAACGAGGCCATGGGCCGCAATGTTGGCAGCCAGATGTCAAACACTGGCTTGTCGCTGATGCCAGGGCTGGGCAGCGCATTCAACTACTGGAATTCAGCAATGAATGGTGACCCGCAGCTGCTTATGTCGATGCTGCGTGATCCATACAGGGCACTCCAGGAAAACGAACTGCCAGGCATCGCAACGAATGCGATAGGCATGGGCTCCTTTGGCGGTAGCCGGCCGGAGATTGCCGCCGCGATTGCCAATCGTGGGTTCATGGATCGGGCAACGGATCTTGCAGCGCAATTGCGTAGTTCTGCTGCCGATAGCCTCTCATCGTTAGGACTGTCTGGCGCCAATCTGGCTGCGGGTGGCGTGCAGATGCCGATGGATTTGCTGTCGCGTTATGCGGACATCATCCAGGCTGCGAACTGGGGCGGCAGCAGAAATGATAAATCGATGAATTTCGACATGAAATTTGGCGCTTAGCAATAACATGGCAATAGGAATACTTTCACAAACTCCTGTTCTGCCGGATGACATTGCGGCCGAGCAGGCCCGCGCACAGTTCTGGCAGCCTGGCGCGCTGTCTCAGCAGGCTCCCGGCGCGCTGTCGCAGCATGTCATGTCCCAGCCTACGCCAACCATGCCCAAGCCGACATGGGTTGACTATGTTGGGGACGTGGCGCTGCCCCTGCTCGCCACGCTGGCTACCGGCGGCTTTGGCGCGCCTGCAGCACTCGCCTACGGCCTGAGCGTGGCGAACTCAAGGCGGAAAGCTGCCGGCGATCCGCTGATGAGTCAGCAATATGAGGCAGCGTTCGATAAGTCGCGGGCCGATCAGGTTACTGATAGGTATATTGCCGAAAACCCGGGTCTTGGCGCTCCGGTTCGTGCCGGCCTCCCGGCTGAAGTGATGACGAATGAGTATTTCCGTAACGATCCAGACGCAATAGAAACGCTCAGGAAGCGCCGCCAGGCTGGTGATGTTGGGCGTGACTATACCGATGAGCAGGGAGTCATTCATAGGCGATTTGCCGACGGCACCGACGTTGTTATTGGCGGCGGGATGCAAAGTGATGTTGGCTTCAGCCGTGCTGCCAAAGCGGCCGGCGGACAGGCTAGCGCTCAGGCGGCCGGTCGAATCAGTGCTGAGACTGCCCCGCAAGCCGTCGAGGCTCAGGCCGGCGCAGCGTCCAGGATCAAGGGCGCTGAAAGCGAGGCAACGACAGCGGCTGCTGATTACGTCAAGACGCTGAACGCAATGTCCGGCTCTATCAATGATCAGATGAGCATTGTTTCTGTACTTGACGATGCCATCGATACCGTTGAGTCAGGCCCAGTCACCGGGCCGGTTAGCAAATGGATGGCAATTCTTGACCCGCAATTGCAGGTATTACGCAGCACGATCAGCTCGCAAATGCTCAGCAATTACACCGTCGCAAGACAAAGCGGCATGACCGGGCAGATGTCAGACAAGGAGATGCAATTCATTGCATCGATTGGTGCGATGCTTACCAATACTCGCGATGCAAATATTGAAATCCTGAAAAAACAGCGAGACAAGGTACTCAACAACATCAACATGAACAGGCAATCATATATCAACTACCAGAATACAAAAGGCGGAATCCGCCCGTTGCCTGGAGAATACAAGCGCACGCCAGCCAACAATCGCAGACCTGATCCTGCGGATTTCGACAACAGGTAATCGTCATGGCGTATGACAGAGAAGCTGCCAAGGCTGCCGGGCTGACAGACGAGGAGATTGACGCCTACCTTGCCGAGAAAGAAGCCCGCATGAAGCGGGCTTCATTTGGTGAATCGAAGCTCAGGTCTGCTGGCCGTGCTTTTGAGTCTGGTGCGCTGCTTGGGTTTGCTGATGAGGCAACCGCTGGACTCGGTGCTGCCATTGAATTTACACGCACTGGGTCAGCGCAGCGTGCCAGAGATGCATATAGTGACATTCTCGACGCAGAACGGTATGCGGGTAATGAGTTTGCCGAGAGAAACCCCAAAACCAACGCGGCATTGGGTGTATTGGGCGGAATAGCATCGCTTGCCGGTACAGCTCCGGGTAGAGCGCTTGCAGGTGCTGGCAGGACATACGCACAGCTTGGCGCTGGCGGCGCAAGAGTTGGCGCGCTGTCTGGTCTTGGAGCATCCAATAGAGATTCTATCGGAACAGCTGCGGCTGATACTGCGCAAGGCGCCGTTATTGGCGGTGCGCTTGGCGTTGCAGTTCCGTTTGCCGCACAGCAGGTGGCCAATGCGGTGCGCGGAGCTGGACGTATCGCGGCAGATACCGTGATGCCGTCTTTCGCGTCTGGGACTTCAGGCGGGCAAGGTGGGACGATTCTGGGCAGTTACGGGCAGGCCGCCAGGCAAATGGCAAATGACGTGCCACGCGAACCGTCCGCGTGGCATCAAAGTCTGGTTCGGCGTGCAGATGAGTTAGGTATTCCGCTTGCCCCAGGGGCGCGGTTTGATGACCATGTGCTTCGCCAACTTGACGCCGGGTTCAGCAGCAACCCGCTCACGGCGCGGCCATACCTGGACGCCAGGCAGAAGCAGGCCGAAGTGATTACAGATTTGGTGTCGCAGAAGCTTGGGATGCCTGCTGACACTCGCCAGCTTACGCCAGCTGATTTTGGCGAGGCGGTGACTCGCATCAAGATCGGTCTTGACGACATTGGCAGGCAAATCGGAAACGTAAAGATAGATCAAGAGGCCCGTACTGGTCTCGATCAAATACTGGCCAGGGCCAATGACCCGGCAGACAAACTGCCATATATTCGTCGTGCTGTCAGTGGGCTGATAGATAGTGCCGACTCGGTGCAACCGCTTACTGGCGAAAGACTGATGAGTTTGCGCAGCATGTTTGTCGGGAAAAGCGGTGATGCATGGAAGGCCGGGAGTAGTGAGACCGCAAAGGCGTATGACTCCATTGTTGACGTGCTGGACGGTCTGATCGAGAGATCAGCGCCCGGTGACATCGGAAGGCAATACGCCAGCCTGCGGGCAAAGTGGCCGTTCGTGAAGATGCTCGAGCGTCGCGGCGTACTCAACGAGGCTTCCGGTCTTGTGTCGCCAAATGCGCTGCGAAATGTTGTGGCAGGCGATGTGAAATACATCCGTGGCCGGGATATTGACCCGGCAACCGGGATTGGCGATCCGCTGCTTGATGCCATGCGCATAACCAGGATGGCGCGGGATGTCGTTCCTGACTCTGGCACTGCAACCCGTCTTGGATTTCTGTCCCGCGTGACAAGAAACCCAATGGAACTCCCTGGCGCATTGTTTGATGCGACTGCAA